ATGAAGATTGCACTGTTGATCGATTGGTGGGAGCATGCATGGGCCCTTGATTATCAACAGGACAAAGCCAAATATCTACAGAACATTTGGCGAATCGTTGATTGGGAAACCGTCAACATTAGACTACAAGGAGAATAAAAATGTTAGAAACATTATTTTGGTTAGCACTTGGTGCATTTATTGGTTGGAATTTTCCGCAACCAGAATTTGCCAAAGGAATTCAAGCAAAAGTATTAGGATTTTTTAAGAAAGGATAATCCATCATGGCCTACAGAGCAAAAACAAAAACACAAGCAGCAGTTCGTAGACAACTACGTAAAAGGAAATAATCATGGCTAAATTCCGAGCACATCATCCAAGATCTATCAAAGCCACTGCTAGACGTGTAATTAGGAAGAAAAAGTAAAATGGCATACTCAGACAAAGTAATCGACCATTACGAGAATCCTCGTAACGTAGGTAGCTTTGCCAAAGACGATCCCACTGTGGGCACAGGTATGGTAGGTGCTCCTGCGTGTGGGGATGTAATGAAATTGCAAATCAAAGTCAACGAAGAAGGCATTATAGAAGATGCGAAGTTTAAGACCTATGGTTGCGGCAGTGCTATTGCTAGCTCTAGTCTCTGTACAGAATGGCTCAAGGGCAAGACACTTGACCAGGCAGGTACTATCAAGAACGCAGATATCGCTACTGAATTGGCGTTACCGCCAGTCAAAATTCACTGCTCGATTCTTGCAGAAGATGCGATTAAAGCAGCGATAAAAGACTATCAAAACAAGCATGATCTCGTTAACTGAGTTAGCCGCAGAAAAAGTTAAAACCCAGCTAGAGCGTAGGGGAAAAGGACTAGGCATCCGTGTAGCTGTTAAAACTACCGGATGCTCAGGACTTTCTTATGTTATAGAATATGTAGATGTACCCCGAGTAGAGGACATGAGTTTTGTTACTCACGGTATACACGTATTCGTAGATCCTAAGAGTCTAGTTTATGTGGATGGTATTGAAATGGATTGGGTTCGCAATGGACTCAACGAAGGATTTGATTTTAAAAATCCCAATGAAAAAGCTCGCTGTGGTTGTGGCGAGAGCTTTACAGTCTAATATTTTCCCACAGGTAATGTAGTACTAGCAGGTAGATCCCAAATTTTCTTCTGCTCTACTCCCTTGCGTTGAGCAAATCTTTTGGCATCACATTTAGAACACACATGAAAGAAATTGTTGTTTAATCTCTTACGATCTATCTTTTTTAAATCACGTTCAAACTCTGAATCACAGTTGTCGCAGCGAAATATGGCTATGGTTTTTACACGCTCATAACTGTGTGTAAAACCTAGTTTGCTGGTTCTAGAATAGGTATTTTTCTGTCTTTTAGTCTTAATAAACATCAAGTATTTACATTAGGCTTTTAAAATATTGGGCTAAATATTAGAGAAAGTTTTATTCTTAGGATCAGCCATGGCGAGAAAAGTAATTGATGTAGGTGTAGTCGGTAATGACGGCACCGGTGATAGTATACGTGATTCGTTCCGAAAGGTCAACGACAACTTCAGAGAACTATATAGTTCATTAGGACTTGGTGAAAAATTAACTTTCATCAACCTAGACGATACTCCTAATTCGTATATCGGATTAAACGATTCAACTGGTAATACACCATTATTAACAATCAACAATACCGAATCCGGCATTGCATTTAAACGACTAGTAGCAGGCACTGGTATTGCACTGGATTTTACCACTAACAATTCGGAAATACGAGTTCTTTCCGAATTTGCAGAAGTTGTCGGAGATCCAAATCCAAGACTAGGCGGAGACCTAAGTGCTCTTTCCGGTGGTAATCAATATAGAATCAACGATCTTACAACTCCAATAACTGCTAGTGAAGCTGTAAACAAAGCCTATGCTGATACCAAAATATCCAAGGCCGGTGTTAATGCCGTTGATCCTGCTACTAACTTAGCTACTACTAGTTTCGGTACCATGACTGGTCCGTTGATATTGTCAAGATCACCAGAACCTGATGATGATATTTTATATGACGGATTGATAGCTGCTACGAAATCCTATGTTGATAATGCATCATTTGGTAGTGTGAGTAATTTGTTTGTGGCTCTCAGCGGTCAAGATGAGAGGCCCGGACTAGCAAGAGAATTCCAAGGCCGTGCATTAGCCTATGCTTATAGAACCATCGAAGCAGCATGTCGCCGAGCAGAAGAATTAGTTTTAGAAGCACGTCAAGAAATTGGTCCTTACAAAAAGGTATTAACATTTAACAATCGTGCTGGCGATTGTACTTTGGCATTGGCACCTTTTGCATCTCCTGCTTCTGGTGTTGGGTTTAGCGGTGCTGTACGAATGAGCATAGATACTGCGATTATTAATATAGTTGGCAGCAACTATTTTCCAGGAGATATATTAACAATCAATGGAGGAACTATTGCACCGGGTGGTGGTGCTGCTTCTATTGAAGTATTAACTACTGTAACAACTCCAGGCGCTATTGCTACCTATAGAATCAAGTCTACAGGAGCCTATTCTGTGCTACCAGGTTCTGTGAGCGTAGGTACACTTATTACAACATCAGGTGCACCTGTAGCGATCGGAGCTATCGGTGTCGATGCTACATTTGATTTAACCTACAAAGTAAATTCTGTTTCAATTACTTCCGGTGGTAGTGGTTACAGTTTAGTATCTGTGAGAATTACCGGTGGCGGTGGCTCTGGTGCGTTTGGTACGGCTTTTGTCTCAGGTGGAATTGTAACTGGGATTACTATCACCGATCAAGGTAGTGGCTTTACCAGTATTCCAACACTGACTGTGGATCTTCCGAGGTTTGCTCTTAGAACAGATGGATTCAGAACTGATTTCACTGGAGATGTATTAACTAGTACTCCAGAAGCTATTCGTGGTCGAGATATCAGAGAAGGTTTGTTTTTATTCGGAGAAACTTCAGGAGCATTGGCTCAGATTCTAGGACATGACGGATCTTTAGATAGTTCAGGTAATGAACTATTCGATGTTGATATCAAATACGGTGCTTTCCAAGTTGGCGAAGTTATATCCTACGGTGATGTTACTAAAAACATTCATATCAGTATATTGGTAGAAAGTGGTATCTACGAAGAAAATTATCCTCTTAAACTTCCTCAAAACTGTTCTATCGTCGGTGATGAATTTAGACGTATAATCATAAGACCAAGAAGTGGCACTAGTTCAAGCCCTTGGGCTTTAAATAAATTCCGTAGAGATCTAACCATCGATGGATTAACCACAGCAACTAGACTGTATGGTTATCATTATCTGCAAGATAGTTCCGCACCAGTATATCCCAAGGTCGATAACAAAGGTGCTTATACATCTGCAGCAATATTAATTGATATAAACAGACAGTTTTTACAGAATGAAGTCATAGCTTGGATCGATTATCAGATAGCTAATAACATTGCGCCATTCACTACTACATTTGAATATGACGCCGCTGTATGCAAACGAGATGTAGGATTAATTGTTGATTCCTTAGTATTCGATTTGAAGTACGGCGAATACAACAGAACCATTTCAGCTGGTTTAAAATATTATCAAAATGCCAGCGGATTGATAGCTATCGGAGCTCAATTATCACAAACATTGGCAGCTATTACTAGACTAAACACCCTGATAACTTCTGTGATAGCTAACACTGCGATTACTCCTAATCAAATTATTTTTACCCAAACCATTGATTTTGCTTTCACAGCTGAAGCTGGATCATCTACTGTGATCAATGCGTTAATCGCTGCACTAAAAGATGTCATGGATGGTAGTGGTAGTGTAAACTATCCTAAAGATAATGATCAGATGGATGTGTTCCTAGCCAATGACGCTGTACGTTGGCAGGCTATCACCTGTCAAGGTCACGGTGGGTTCATGCTGACTCTTGATCCTACAGGACAGATATTAGCTAAATCTCCATACGCTCAAGAATGCGCATCATTCTCTAAGAGCATTGATGCACAGACATTCGCTGGCGGTATGTTCGTTGACGGATTTGCTGGTAACTTACAATGGAAACACACCAGTACCATAACCGGCCCTGGCATTACAACAGGCACTAGATTGAGTGTTAGTGGACTAGATCGATTCCCACAACTGCCAGCCAGCTTCTTGGTAGAGGACACAGTCTTTAGAGTAAACTATGTTCGAGACTATGTTTATTCAACCGCAGGCAGCACAGCCACATTTGTGTTAGATGAAACTAATCCATTCTTAAGAACAGCTGGTTCTCAGACCTGTACCATCAGCACAGCATCTCCTGCCGTGATCACAAGAACTGAGCATAGATTGCAGTCAGGTTCAATACTAACCTTCTCAAGCACAGGAACTTTACCTGCAGGAATCTCAGCTACCGCTGAATACTATGTGTTGGCAGATGGATTAACCAACAATACCTTTAAGATCACAGCAACATTTGGATCCACTACAGCAGTAAACACAACCGCAGGCGGTACAGGAACTATCAGCTATCAAAGAACCTATGAATTATTGATGCCTGGCAATAGATCAATGTTGGGCAATGACTACACACAGATCAATGACATGGGCTACGGTATCTTAGCTACCAATGGTGGCTTGGTTGAAGCTGTGTCGATGTTTACCTACTATTGCTATATTTCATACTACTCTCTAAACGGCGCACAGATACGATCAATCGCAGGTTCCAGTGCTCACGGTGTATATGCATTAGTAGCAGAAGGTGCTGATCCTTTAGAGGTTCCGACACCTACAGATGTATATGAAGATTTTTCACAGAAAGTAAAATGTTATTTCCCAAGTCCTTCGTTTGCAAATACTGCGGCTGGATTGATCATTTATGTTAACGGCTATGACTACGTTCCGCTAGGTGGTAGTGAATTAGAAATTCAACATACAATTTCCGGTGCACCAGTATTATTCCGTTATCCTGTTACTGCTGTAACTCAATCAGATACCTTCCCCACAGGAGTGGTCCGACTCAATCTTACTGCAGGTGTAGGATCAACCAGTGCTGGATTGGCTGCTGTAGTTCCAGACGGAACAGTAATGACCTTAAGAAACAACGGACAGATAATTTTAACCAATGATCTTGTGGAAGTTGCTGTAAGACCATCTACTGGTTTAAAATTGCGTGAGACCGCAGATACTGTTTATCGAGTTTTACAATTCAGTTCATACGATGACACAAACGGTCCATATGAAGTCACCATTACCAATGCCAGTCCGGCTGTGTTGAAAGTATTAGCAACTGTTACTGATATTGCTACAAACGTTTGCACAACATCTCAAAATCATAAATTAAGAGTTGGCGATAAATTTATCCCAACATCAACAGCTAACGGATTTACATCAGGTACTACCTACTATATCATCAGTGTTCCTGAATATAACCAGTTTACTGTATCATTAACACCGGGCGGTAGTGTTGAAACATTAACCAACGGAGCTGGACTAACTATCAAAGGTGTTAAAACACACAAACTGTTAGAAAACTACACACTATCATTTACAACCACAGGCACATTACCCGCAGGCATAATACCAGTTGACACGTACTTTGTGCTCAGCAGTGGATTAACTGATACTGAATTCCAAATATCACTTACTAAAAACGGTTCAGCCATTAATACCAGCTCAGCTGGATCTGGTGTTCATTCTTATGAACAGCGAGGATTAACTAAAACCAACCTCAGAGAAAACTATGATTTTATCGATCTAACACTGTGGCAGCCTGGTGAATTTATCAGCTCAACTCCAACTGGCATTGAAGTCAGTGGTATAACTATAGCAAGTCCTGCAGTGATCAGCACAACACTGGCACATGGATTCAGTGCAGGTGATGTGATTAAATTCACAACATCGGCAACCTTAGTATTGTTACCAACAGGATTGAGTAAAAACTCTCATTATCATGTGTTAGCATCGGGGCTAACAGCCAACGATTTCCAAGTTAGTCTTGCTCCTGGCGGTGTCGCTGTTGATACATCAGGTGGATCATTTACAAACGCTAGGGTAGGCAAAGTCACAGGACGTCTCGGAGACTCAACATTTGCAGTAGTACCGGCAGGTGGTGGTTCTACCTCGAGAGTGGCCAACAGTAAATTAATGTTCAGAGGCGAAGAATATGTTATTACCTCATATGAAACAGAAAGCGTCACTGGCGAGGCCTATGCTAGGATAACACTGAGTCGGCCTTTGGTCCACAGTGTTATAGCCTATGAAGCTGTAACTACTCTGAAGGCAGCAGTTCCAATAAGAACCAACGGCGCTTTAGGTACACTGACTATTCGTATTGCATTGACTCGTGTTACAGGGCACGACTTATTAGAAATTGGTACTGGCTCTTATGCTGATACTAACTATCCTAGTGAAATATTTGGTGCTTCGGTAAATCCAATCAATGAAGATACTGAAACACAGGAACGAGATGTAGGTCGTGTTTTCTATGTGACCACTGATCAATATGGTAACTTTAAAGTAGGTCCGTATTTCAAGGTAGACCAGGGTACTGGTACAGTAACATTTTCATCAAGTATTGCTTTAAGCAACTTGGACGGTATTGGATTTAAACGAGGAGTTACTGTTTCAGAGTTCTCAGTGGATTCATCAATGGCGGAGCAACGAACAGATACTGTACCAACTGAAAATGCTGTTGCCATCCACGTTCAACGTAGGTTAGGCACGCTAGCAGATGGTAGCATACTCAGTGATGTTGGACAATTACTGCCTCCTGCTATCGGCGGATTCATGGCTCTTACCGGTGTGTTGCCTATGAAGGGCACAATGAATCTCAATAATAATAGAATACAAAACCTATCAGATCCAGTCAGCGCACAGGATGCAGTAAATCTTCGCAGTTTAACATTTGCTGGATTCCAGGATATCACTGTCACAGCAGCAAGATCTGCTGATATATTAACATTCACCGGTGCTGGAAACTTTGCACAGAACTCTACAATGATTGGTGATGTCAGCCTAAGTATAGATAGTACCGCTAATACCGTAGACGCACAGATCAATCCCGGTGTGATCATTGACGCTGATGTTAACGCATCAGCAGCCATCGATCATGCAAAATTAAATCTCGATAATGCTTATATAACATCTGCAGCCAGTATAACAGGAGTCACTGCCACAGGCAGCGGTTCAACAGCTACATTAACATTCACTGGTACGATTTCACCTGCACCATTCTCAGCAGGTCAACGAGTTGTAATCACAGGTATGAGCATAGCTGGATACAATGGTACCTATACTGTAGCATCCTGCAATACCACTACGTTGACTTACAGTTCAACCACAACTGGGGTGGCCACAGGTGGAGTGATAAGACCACTCAGGGGTGTTGCAAGTTTTAATAGTGCAGAATTTGATGCAAACAATGGTTGGATTAGTTTAAAGAGCGGCGGTACCGCTCTCAGTTCAATAACACCAATTGGGTCGTTGACTGTGTTAGGAAATAGTACCCTAGGCACTGCAAACGTAACAGCAGTTCCTTTCAGCACAGTTATAGACAGTGGTGCTGGTGTTAAAAAATCTCAGTATTCATCTACAGGATTCTTGCGTAGAACCAGCGGTGTAAGTTTCACTGCAGACGGTGATTTTGCCGTGGTAGAAGCTGCTGCAGGTTCTGCAGCTAGTCCAGAAGCCAGCAAGCTGGTAATTAGAGATTCGAATGGTGACTTCGGTGCTAGGAACGTTGATATCAGCCAATTAAAACTGGATAATCAAGTGGGGATTGATACAGCTACCACAGGCACTGGCGGATATATTCGTTATTATGGTTACAATACTGCTGGCGGTATATTGATACAAGATGGATCACTGGCAGCGGATAAGGCAACTGGTTACTGGAACAATGTACATAATTTCAAAACACAAAACGGTGCAGCCGATGCACCAATTACAGCATCCAGCGTTCAAGCACAGTCTATTACCTCAGGCGGTACTACTACAGCAGGTTCTATCACAGGCTACTGGAGTCTAAGTGCAGGCTCGAGATTACAGGCCACATATTCAGCGGACTTGGCAGAATATTATGAAGGCGATCGAGAATATGCTGTGGGCACTGTGTTGATATTCGGTGGCGACAAAGAAGTCACTATATCAAACTCACACATGGACGCTAGAGTAGCGGGTGTGGTTTCAGACAACGCAGCCTTTGCCATGTATGAAGCATGTCCAGGACTGAAAAACTTAGTGGCACTGCAGGGACGTGTGCCTTGTCGTGTAGTTGGAAAAATATCAAAAGGAGATCTGCTAGTGACATCGAACATAGCGGGTGTGGCTATATCAGCAGGCAGCGTGGCTAACGTTGGAACCATAGTTGGTAAAGCATTAGAAGCATATGATTCAGATCATATCGGAACAATTGAAATCGCAGTAGGGAGAACATAATGCCATTACCAAATCCAAATATAACTCCAGGTGCACCACCGCTAAGATGGGATAGAGTACTAGAGGCATTCACAAAGGTCAATGAAAACTTTGACAGTATCGCTGCTACTATAAGTGGTGGTGGTGGTGGACTATCTCCAATCAATTTTGACACATTGGATACCAATGTCAGCCCTACACTAGACAATACCTACAAACTAGGTGCACTGGGCACTAATAGATGGAAGTCAGTGTTTCTTGCAGAATATCAAGACACAGCAGCAGATTCAGCCAATGGCGTGTATATCGGTTCAGCACATATCAAAGGTATAGGATCACACATAGATTTACCAAACAATTCAACCATCAATGGCGAATTAATAAAACAACCTTACTTCAATGCCATACAGGTTGACAACGAACTAAGACTGGAAGCCACAGCTACATCAACTCCATTTGGCGAAACTGTGAACCTAAATTCAGGTACTAAAATACAGTTGGTGGTAAATTCCGCAGGTGATAGTATCACATTCAATAACACAGGTGTAACAGAACTAGCAGGTACAGCAGGACAGATTGGTGTTAGTGCCACCACAGGAAATATCACACTGACCAATCTCGGTGTGTTGTCATTGACCAGTGTTACTGCATTGCCCGCAGGTAGAACTGAAGGTGCAGGTATTAATATTAATGCCAGCACAGGCAGCGGCATCAAAGTAACCAACACTGGTGTGTTGAGTATTGTAGCTGGTTCTGCAGCATTGATTGTGAACACAGATGCTGCAACTGGGGTGGTCACTATCACTAATGCAGCACCAGCTGGTAACACATTTGGTTCTATCATAGTCGCAGGTGACACATCATTCCCAATAGTGGCCAACAGTCCAGGTGCTAACTTTAAAGTAAACGGCGGCGAAGGTATCACACTTACCAAAGACACTACCACAGATACTCTAACCATTACAGTGAATCCAGTGTTTGATCTACGAGGTAGTGTATTTGCTGATGATTCAACTGTGTTGGTAGATGCTGTAAGCGGAGTGCTCCGAGGAAACTTCATAGGTTCTGTGTTCGCAGATGATAGTACAACTATTATTGATGGGGCTACTGCTACAGTCTACGGTGCCATAGAAGCCACCACATTAAGAACAGCAGAAACAAAAATTGCATTGGGTCAAGGCGCTGGCGAAACGCAGCTCACAGGAGCAGTGGCTATTGGTAGTTCCGCCGGTAATACAAGTCAAGGTCAATTTGCTACTGCTATCGGATTTGGTGCTGGGGCTAGCAGTCAGTCTACAAGTGCAATAGCTATTGGTTCTAGTGCTGGTGCATTCTCACAACTCAGTAATGCTATAGCTATTGGACCATTTGCTGGTAGTTCAGATCAAGGTACTTCGGCCGTGGCTATCGGCGCCAATGCTGGTAGTAACACACAGGGTGCCTATGCGATTGCCATAGGAAGTGGTGCTGGTCAAAATACTCAGCCTGCAGGTAGCATAGTGATTAATGCAAGTGGTGTTCCATTAGATGGTTCAGCAGCAGGTTTTTTTGTAGATCCTATACGCTCAACTGCCACAGCTACTGGTCCAGTGATGTACAACCCAACTACAAAAGAATTATTTTATAACACAGTTTTAGAATTTGCAGGCAGCATGATATCAACTAATGATTCATCAGGTATCACTGTGGATGTGTTGACCACATTCAACTCAGATGTTGCTGTTGAAAATGAATTAACAGTTGGAGGCAGCAGAATTATTAATTTAGGCCAACTGCAGGCCATAGTTGCAGCCAGCACCAGCTTTGCTGACTTCCAAACAAGAATAGCAGCATTGGTATAACGGAGCGATAAATGGCAAAACAGAATATCAACGTAGGTACAACAGCAAACGATAAAAAAGGCGATAGTCTACGAGCTGCCTTTGTAAAAGTAAATGCAAACTTCACTGAACTTTACGCAGCATTAGGTTTAACTGATGTCACATTAAACTTAGGTGCGTTTACATTTACCGGTAGTACAATGAGCACTGATGACAGTACTAACATTGTCATTGACAGACCAATCACAGTCAACGGTGAAATTACAGTAGACGGAGACATTGTTCCTAAAACCAATCTAGGTGCTAGTCTTGGTACACCAACTAAACAATTCAAAAGTTTGTATGTCAGCAACAACACAATTTTCATCGGAGGTTTTCCGATAAGTGTTGACGGATCTGGAAACCTAGTTGTCAACAACGGTGTCGGTGGTGGTGAATTTTCCAACTTGACTGTAGCTAATACTTTTGAAGTGGAAGGCACTTTAGAAATTACAAAAAACAATAGAGAAGGTACAGTTGCGCTGTCAGTTACCAGTTCTTTTGATACTGGTAGGCTTGGTGCGGGACAGTTAGTATTTGAAGGAAATCATCCAACCTACGGTATTATTCCATCCAATGACGATAGCTATTCTTTAGGTAATCCAGCATTTGGATGGAGCACTGTTTATACTCACCGTGTTGATTTTGCTAATGGCACACAGCAAAATTCCGCAGGAGTTGAAATCTATGACGCCAACACCTCCAGTCCCTATGTTGTTTTTCCTGTTATCACTGGTGGCGATCAATTACAGATCGTTGGAGCAGAAGTTAGTTCAATTTCAGGCAGTCTTGCACTTACTTCACAGGACAACCTTAACATAATATCAAACGGTTCTGGCGCTATTCCTGGCGGGTCAAAAACTTGGACATTTGGTGACAACGGTAGTTTAACCATACCAGGCGATATCCGCAGTGACAGCAACATCAACATTGAGATCAACTTGAGTGATTCAACTCTACGCCGTTGGCAGTTTGGTGAAGATGGAGCACTAACATTACCACCAGGTGGCACTATACTTACCAGTTCAGGTCTACCTTTTGTGTATGGTATAACCAGCATCAGCTCATCAGTTGCTACTGGAGTTTATAATGATGCCAGTGGTGATTATCAATACGGAACACTGAGCTATGACTATGCGGTCAACGGTGTAACATCCGGTGGGTTCAGTATAGAATATTCTCGACCACTGGTAGGTGGTAATGTGGACATCCATGTTGGCAATACCATTGTCAACGGTGATTTAACCTTATCAGGTGATATCAAGAGTGACAGCAACATCAACATTGACATCAACTTGTCAGACTCAACACTGCGTAGATGGCAGTTTGGTGAAGATGGGGTATTGACAACTCCTGGAGCCATTGAGGTTGCATCAGCGACTGCTACTATACGATTAGTAGACAACCAAATAGGGATAGTTGCCACAGCCTCGCAATCACCACACCTTATACTAAAAGGTTCAGATACATATGGCGGAGATGTTTATCTTTACGGTGGTACAAAAAGCGGAGGCAGTTTGTGGGGCGGGAATATTATATTGTCTCCAGAAACTAACGACGGGGGCACCTACGGCGAAACATTTATAAAAAAATCGTGGAGGGCAAACTCCGATGCTTGGAAGTTTTCTAGAGACGGTGTATTCTCCCTACCTCCAGGCGGAACACTACAATTCCCAAATGCAACAGTTCAGACCACAGCCTGGGCAGGTATTCCCGGACCATACTCAGATGATTCTGCGGCGGCTGCGGCAGGTGTTGCTGTTGGTTATCCTTATCATAAAACAGGGTTCAGCGGCCAGGTATTTGTGAGATTAAGCTAACGGTAAATATACTAAAGAGAGCGTGACATGACTATACAAACAATTAATATCGGCAATGTGGTAAATGATGGCCTAGGTGATGATCTACGCACGGCATTCCAGAAAGTAAATGCCAACTTCTCAGATCTAGGCACACAGTTAACTATTACTGGTGCTAACATGGGCGGAGTGGGCACAGGCATATTCAAACAAAAAACTGGTGCCACCCTGGAATTCAAAAGTTTAGTTTCTGGCAGAGAAATCGCCATAGACGAATTCACAGATACCATCAGAATCCGTTCTACCGCTCCAGATGCATTCACACAGATCACTACCAATGCTGGCACAGTTACTGCCACTACATATCCTGCACTAACACTGCAAGGTGGTCCAGATATCGATGTCACGGCATTTGGTTCTGCCATAACTGTGAACACTATGATTCCAGTGACCAGCATACTAACCACATTTGATTTTGGA